TTAAACCGGCTTATTTTTCGTGGAATCATTAGCACTTTCATTAGCAGTCGTTAAGCGGCTGATCCAGCCGGTTTGTTTGGGGTCAAGGTGCAGATACCCTTGTGTAGTGCTAAGATTGCGATGCCCCGCCATGGTCATAACTACCGCCAACGGAACGCCAGCCGAAAGCATTGTGCTGATCCAGCAATGCCGAAGGCCATGCAGCCGACGGTATCTTATCTTCAAGGCCTTGCACGCCCTCGTTAATACATTGCAGGCGTTATGCCTGTCCGGTACGTTTATCAGTAGATCCTCTGTGCCTCGACCAGAAACCAGAGCCGCCAGGTCTTGCAAAATTGCCGGATGAACCTCGACGTATCTGTGCTGCTCTTTCCTGGACCGCGCAGTTTTATGCGATTCTATTCTCACCATGGGCGATTGCCCTCTGAGGTCAACGTCGCCAACGCGAAGCGCTTCAAGTTCGCCCCATCTGCAGCCGATATATGCAAGCAGCTTGATTGGTATCTGCCAGTGCTTTCGTTGTTGGCGCTTGCCGAGGTATTCAATAATCCGCGTGACCTCATCGAGCGAATACGCCCCCACTCTCTCGGGCCTCATCGCCGTAGTTCTTGCAACTGTCGGCCATGCGCCTACGGCAATAGGCTTAATGGTCCTGGTTCGGTTCGCAATTTTGATAGCTGCTTTCAGCTGGTCGAGGTCATACTTGATTGTTTTGCCAGCAAGGCCAGCTCTCTTTCGCTCTTCAATCAGTTTATCAATGTGTTTCGGTAAAATCTGCTCAAGCAACACTATGCCCCGGCGCTCGAACCATTTTACCAGGCGACTGGCCCGAGCTTTGCAATCTCCCTGGTATCTGACACTCGCCTGCCGGATCGAGGCAATTTGCCGCGCTAAAGCGTCCTGAATTGTCAGGCGTTCATCTTCCAGGCCGGCAATCTGTTTTGCCGCTCTGCTGTCGTGGTCGCGCTGAACCTGCTTGGCGCTTTTCCCGCCAGGATCATCAGAAACCTTTATTCTGGTAGACTTCCACCGCTGATTGCCGTCAACATACCATGTGATATACCAAACCGCGCCGCGTTTAATCAGGCTTGACATCTTTTGCCGGCTCTTTGCTCCATACGCTGAAGCCGTAAACTATGGCAACTACGAAAGCAGCCTGCAGCAAAACAAATGGTATGCCGACGAATAGAGCCGCAACATATCCGACAACAAACAGCCCCATGGCAAGCCATGTTGCAAATATCAAGAATTGGCCTGCGGCATCGAGCAAGGCCTTGCCGGTTAATGCTTCAGTCCGCCAGATCATAAACGGTATGAAGACAATCAGCACTTCTTTCGGGTGCAAACACGTAGCAATAGCCAGTCCTGCAACCGCAAAAGCGACGCAAATGTAAAGAAACATGTCGCCGTCGTTCATATTTTGCCTACTTTCTGAACCTTCTACTTTCAACCAATTTGCCTCGCAGCGTCACTCGGCTAACTTTTGGGTCGATTTCCTTTACCGGAAAGGCCGAATTCGCTGAAATAAGCTGCACCATGCCGGATGGATCATATTTAATGTATTTGATCACCCAGGAGGCCCAGCCCTCGACTTCTACCGCGTAAATATCGTTATCATTGGCCGATTCTTTTCCTACCGGCACAAACAGTGCTATCTCGCCAGAAAATAGATCGTTGGCCATGGAATCGCCAGAAACTCTAATTGCAAATACTCTTTGTGTTTTATGCTCGCTATCTATTTGGATTTCTCCGCATATTTCTCCGTGCATCTCTCCGTCACCTGCTTTTATAGATGTGTATATTGGTATTATGTGTTCCTCTTTGATCCACATGACATCTTGTTTGTCTGTTGCATTGAAAAACTCCGGATCGAGAACTCGTTCCAGAATACCCTTGGCCTCCGCGCCCTTGGCCCTGTCTTTTGCCGCAAGAATCAACAGTTCTGCGGCGTCTCTCTCTGACAGCTGCAAGTTCTTGGCCGCATCCATAATCTTGTCGTCTGAAGGAGGATTTCTCGTCTGATTCATTATCTGTCTAAAAAACTCGTACTGAATACCGCATAGTTCTGCCTTTTGTTTTTGGGACGCAGCATTGCCAAGCCTTTTTGCCAACAGCTCATCCAGTCTAGTAATAAACATCTTCATACCTCCATTGTAGCAGACCAACAAAAAAAACAAAACAAAAAAAACAAACTCCTTGACATAAAACCAACTGCTTGCTATGATTTATATCGAAGGGAGTAAAAAAAATGCGAGAACAAAAAAAATACGTAACCGCCAAAGAGGCGATGGATAAAATTAAGACTTTAACAGGCCAGACCGTATCTAAGCATACTTTTTATAAGTGGCTCAAAGATGGTATGATTGCTCAGAAAAGACTCGGGAAGAAAATATTGATAGCCGTGTCAGACTTGGATATTTTTTTGTCCGATTTCAGAGAAACAAGCAAACTGCTTGCTAGAAAGGCCGCGTAATGACCAATCTCAGAAATCAAAAGCCCACTGATCAGGTTCGTAGTGGTTCCGACGATCAGCAGGCTTTGCAAAGGGGGTCTGAGGGGCGTAGCGGTGTTAAGTGTGAGGACACCGTTACTCTCCGACCTTCTTCTATCCAAAGTATATCCCAAGTCTCACCTTCTGTCAAACCGAAAGGCGTTCCTATGACAAAAGAAGAAATACGCGAGGTTGCAGCCCTGCTCAAAGCAGAGCTTGACCCTGAATGGCTTACCGAAGCCCAAGTTTGCGCGAGAATTCAGGTGTCTGGTCACTGGATCAGAGCGAACCGCTCAAGACTCAATGCTCGTCTGGTTCCCGGCAACAAGAAGGGCTGGCGCTATCGCAAGGATAGCGTGGACGCGGCAATGACCGCGCCGTTTGGGGGTTGAGCCGTGCTAAGCAGTTACGACATTAGGTTACCGGGCCTGCAGCTGAAACAGCTCAAAGAGAAATTCTCACGAGCCACAACGGACGAAGAAAAAGCCGCGCTACTCAGAGAACATGCAGCTGTCGAGCTGCAGATCTCAAACCTTTTAAACCTCGCTTCTATGAAGTCTATCAGCGACCAACTCAACTAAGGGGGACTTACTTATGAATAACGAATTGATGATACCAGCACAACAGTTTGAGCATTTGAAAATGGAGCTTCAGGCGGTCAAGGCTAAAGACATGGCGAAACTCGGCGACGGCGCCGCGTTCTGGATCGAAGAGGCCGGAGAAAAGAAGCGCGGATTTAAAGCAAAGGTCGAACTGAGTTTTCCTGATCAGTGGTGCCTGATTCCTGGCGGAGGCAAAGAAAAGCCTATGATCTGCGCTGGAGGTTACGACAAGGCGAACCAATACGCCGGGATCGAAGTCGTCAGACCGAAAACCGTTGTCATTGAGGGCGGGAAAGACGTCGGCAATCCATATTTTGAGAAAGACAAAAACGGCGCTCTCGTTTCAATCTTCATTCGCGGGATCGGTATCGGTTACGCTCCGACCGGATCTCTGGCAATAGTTGACCAGACTGTCTTTGTAAACTTGAATACTCTGCTCGTCCAGGAAGTCCAGGCAAAACTGAAATATGATCCGACCATCGCCACGCTGGGCGTTGAGACTGAAAAGCCGACAGAATTCCTTGCTTATTCGACAAAATGGAACAAAGAAACCAGAAAAAAGGAAATTGTCTCCGAAAAGACCATCCAGATCAAAGGTGCCTGGCACTTCCTCCCGGTTCAGCGCGACATGGGTTATTGGGTTAACCTGGCTCATCCTGACATCCAGAGCGCTTTCGAGGGCTTTACTCAGAAACAGCGCTTTCTCGAAAGAACAGCAGCAACAGTTTTAAAGCGTCTGATCCTTTCAACTCATCCGGCGATCGCCACAAAAACACCCATCCTGACCGGCAAAGAGGGACAGGAAAAGGCGCACATCTACGTTTATGGCTTCCGCGCTGAAGACGGCGACGCCAAAAAGAAACGCGAAGATCTCGAAGCCCTGGTCGCGAAACTTTCGGCCGGTGAGGCGTCCGCTGACATGGAGATTATCAGGACAGAAACCAAAGACATAACCGAAGAGGCCGAAATTCTGGAGCCGGTTATGGTCGCTGATCCGTCAGAGATCCCGGTCGTCGAAGTTCCGGCACACATGGAAGACGACGAGGACCATTCAGAGCCAGATCGCCGGAGCGAAGAGTCTTTTGTCGCTCCGCTCGACAAGCCTCTTTCGGCGCCAGTCGTAAGCGCAGGGAAGCAACTTGCTGACCTGATGCAGGACAAAAACCTTCAGCCTGACATTATGCGCGTCAGAAAAGAAATGAATACTTCTTTCGCGGCTCTTCGTGCCGCTCCAGACGAAGTCATTCTCGACTTTATCGGGAAAGTGAGGGCTGCAGCATGATTAGCAAAATACACCTGAGAAATGTTAAAGGCGTCACAGGTTGCTTCGATCTCGGCCAGATCACAAATCTGATCGGCCCGAACGGTTCAGGGAAAAGCGCGATACTCGAAGGCCTTAAAATTGGCATGACTGGTTATACCGAACTTGGCAAACTGCCAAGCAAAACCTACCAGCTGGCCTCTGATAAGGTTATGGAGATCACCCTGGAGTCTCAACTGGGCCGAACCCTGACCCGTAGGTTTGAACGCTCAGGATCGGGCGCGAAACAGATCATCACCCTGAACGGCGAAGTCGTCGCCGAAAAGGATCTGGTTCTTCCCGGTTGCTTCGACTATCCGGTCGAATCGATTCACCCGTCAGAATTCCTGAACCTATCGCCAGAAAAACGAGCAGACTTTGTTTTCTCGGCTCTCGGATCAGAAATTAACTCAATTTCTCCAGAGGATTTGCCGAAAAAGTTCGAATTTTTTACCGGAAAAATGAGCTTTTCTGACCTCATGGAAACCCTGAAGGCGAAAAAGAGCGAACTCGAAAAAGAGATCAAACGCTGTCTGGCGAACCTGCAGAAGCTGACCGGAGATCTCGGCGAAATGCCAGCCGGGAACCTGAACGAATGGGAAGAAAAGAAAGCGGCTGCAGCTGCAGAACTCGAAAAGGTCGTTTCTGAGATCGCAACAAACGAAGAGCGGGCGAAACTTGCCAGCTCCAAGGCCGAACAGGCTGCAAGACTCCAGAAAAATATCGACGATTCTGCAAAGAAAATAATCGATACCGAACAATCGATTGAAAAAATGCAAGCCCGGACCCTTTCGGTCCCGGAATGTAAAAATCTGCAGTTTCTCCAGTTGGAAAAGATCAAGCAAACAAAAGCCCTGACTGTCGCCCAGACTGCAAAGGCCGACCTCGACAAACGTCTCGAAACTCTACAGCAAAAGGGTTGCTGTCCGTTCTGCAATGCCCTTGCAAGCTCTCTGGAAAACGTCCTGGACGAATGGGAGTTGATGGTTTTTAACCTGGCGACAGAGATCGAGACTCTGGAGACTTCGATCTCGGAGATTGACTTCGATATTTATACAGCCAGCGACTCGGCCAAGATCGCAATCAGTAACGACGAGTGCCAGCGCTCGATCAGAGTCGACCAGGACGCCCTGAAAAGTTATCGGAAATTCTACGCCGAAAACATCGAGGCGCTGGAAAAGCTCAACAGAGGCAACGACGAAGCGCCGGTCAGTCTGGAAATTCTCCAGGGTAAAGCCGAAGGCCTTCGGGTCCAGATCCGCGAAGCTGACGAAAACATCAAGAAATTTGTCAGTGTCCAGAGCGTCAGAAACAAGAAAAGCGAGGCCGAGAAGGAACGAAACGAACGAGAAGACGAGCTGGAAACAATCAAAAGCGCCCTGGACGAAGTGAAAAAAATCAGAGATACCAGGCTGGCTGACGCTTCGGTCGAACTGGCCGCGCCCTTCGGCGTGATCGTCCGTGCCGCTTTCGGATGTCCGTCTTTTCTGGGCCTTATCGGCAGCAACGACAAGCCCTGTTTTGATTTTGGGATCGTCAGGAACGACAAAGAGATCGGCTTCGATACTTTGAGCGGTGGCGAAAAAACAATCATGCTGACCGCTCTGGTCGCCTGTATTCAGATCGTTAAAACCGGCAAGCCTGGTATCGGGTTGTTTGAACTGGCCGAGGCCGACGACGACAGCGTCCTGGCTCTAATCAACGCTGTCACAATCATAGGATTTGATCAAGTCGTCTTTGCTTCCTGTCATGGAAAGCCGCTGTCTGACGCTGTAAATATCGCCATGGCAGCAGGAGAGCAGAAAGAATACATCTGGTCAGAGTCCAGGGAGGTGGCAGCGTGAACCCGACAAAAGCACAACAACAGGCAATAGATAGCGACTCTGGAAACATCCTGACAATCGCTGGCGCTGGCTCCGGGAAAACCGCGACACTCACGGCCAGAATACAGCGACTCGTCTCCGAGGGCGTCAGCCCTTCCTCGATCCTCTGTCTGACCTTCACCCGGAAAGCTGCAAACGAGCTGAAAGAGCGACTTGCAAAGCTGATCGGCTCGTCATCGTCGAAAAAGATCTGGGCCGGGACCTTTCATTCGATCAGCTACCGAATTCTTTCCCAGTGGGGGAGCAAGATCGGCTATCAGACCGACAGCGGCAAATCAATAACCGTTATCACTCCCGAAGAGTCAGACGACCTTCTCAAAGAGATCATCCGGGCCTATGACTACGCCGGAACCCTGAAGAGCATCAGCGAGGCCAGAAGCGTTCTGGCTCACGACGGAACCGAACCCGAAGACCTGAACATCAAACGGATCATCGGCGAGTATCACGCCAGGCTCAAAGAGTGCAACGCGGTCGACTTCGACCTCTTACTTCTCGAAGTTCAGAAACTCTTCAAGGCCTGTCCGGCGGCTCTGGAATTCTACCAGACAAAATTCGATCACATCTTTGTCGACGAATATCAGGACACAGACCAGGTGCAATACAACTTGCACGAAGTCTTGAAACCGAAACACCTTTTCTGTGTCGGCGACTCTGACCAGGCGATCTATGGCTGGCGCGGGGCAAACATCGGAATCATCCTGGCCTTTGGGACTGCTCACGCCGGGGCCGAAGTAATCAAGCTGGAAGAGTGCTTCAGGTGTGCTGATGTAATCGTCAGCCGGGCGAATTCACTGATCGAGCATAACGAGAGCCGGATCGAGAAGACACTGATCGGCGCGACCGGAAACGAAGGCGTTTTTGAAGTTGCCCTGGACTCTTCGCCGGAATTCGTCGCCGAGTATATATCTGAATTCATGGCCTTTGAAGATCCCAAAGAAATCGCCGTTATCGGCAGGACACACAGGACCCTGGAAGCGATCGAGCGGGCCTGTATGGATAAACATCTCAACGTCCTCAGAGTCGGCAAGGCGACCGCTGAAATCGAAGCGGCGGAATCTTTTAAGTTCATGCGGGCTTATCTCAGACTGGCTATGAATTCACGCGACAATATCGCCTTTCTGACTGCAAACAGAATCGGCTTTCGCCAGGACCTGAAAGAGATCTGGCAATATGCAAATAATCACGGTTGCTCATGGTATGAGGCCTACGGCGACACCGCTCCGATCACTCCAGAGCAGGACCTTATAGGATTTTACGAAGAGACTTGCGCTTATCTGGAAATGGAACCAGAGACAAAGGTCGTCGAGTATCTGCAGGAAAACTGGCCGGGGATCACGGCCGACGACTGGCTGACAGAATTCGCATTAAAAGACAATCAGCTCGAACTCGAAAAGACGCAGCTGGACCCAAAAATCACCCTGATAACCGCTCACGCGGCGAAGGGTCTTGAATGGGATAACGTCCTGGTCGTCGACTTCGACGAAGGCAAATTCCCTTCAAAAATGGCTCTGAAATCTAACAACCTCGAAGAGGAAAGGCGGCTGGCTTACGTCGCTTTTACCCGGGCCAGAAATCGTTTGCTGATCTTCAGAAACGCCGAGAAGGTCCCTTCCAGATTTATCGCGGAAAGCAGCGGTCATGCTTCGCGACTGAATCTGGCCGCTTAACGTCTCTCACCGGTAGCGGGAAACTACCGTTTTTCTTGAGGCCTGGCCGGGGTTCCATCCCCCGGCAGGTTTAAAACCTAATCAAATCACCGGAGGAAATATGTCGGAAACCAAAAAAGAAGCATTGAGTTTTAAATCCATTCTGGATCAGGTCGAGGGCAGTTACAAGGGATCAGTCGACGACCTGGGCGAACTGATCGACGAAGCGTTCGCCGAAACTGTTAAGCGTGTCCTGGCGACAGGTAAGGCCGGAAAGCTGACAGTGACCCTGGCCTTTGCGCGTGTCGACGAGACACGGATCGAGGTTAAAGGCGACGTCGGAACCAAACTACCAGAACCGAAAACAGACAGCAGAACCATTTATCACGACAGCAAAGGGCGCTTGTTTACAGAAGACCCTCGCCAGTCAGATCTCCCATTCTCAGGACCGCTCAGACAAATTAAGCCAATTCAGGAGGCAGCATGATCCAGACTATTATCGACTTCATAATCGGACTAAAACGACCAGAACTCATCGACACCCAGGACGGCCAATATCTTTACCGCGACTCGTCGAAGTCGTATGAACGCGTCCCGTTGAACAGGCCATATTACAGAGCAGTCTGCAATGTCGACAGCTTTGCAAAGGCCGTCATCGAAGAAGTAAAGCGCGACGGCGAAGACAGCGACGGCTCCGGAATGACCGTTATCTTTGAGCAGAACGGCGCAAAATTCTATACAGACGACACTCTGAAAGAAGAGCAGAACATCTGGCGATTTAATCGCGAATTCACCCAGCTTTGGGAAGTCGTTCGAAAAATGGCGTCCGGACAGAAGATGTCACACCGGCAGTTGCTCGACGCCATGGAGTCTGTAAAGATCTACATCCCAGGCTTTGAAAGGCTTTACCAGATAATCTCCAAACTGAGAGCCAGCAAGAAAATCAATTTCGTATCGAATCCCGTTTTTGAGGACGGCGAACAGGCCGGGAGTTATCAATGGGAACAGAAGATCGACTCCAGCAATTCGACCGAAAAAGCGGTCTGCCCTTCAGAGATCCCTTTTAAAGGAAAAATTGTGCGTGGCTCGATGATCGAATACGGATTCTCTCTGGCCGTGACTCCGGTCCTCGACGACGAGAAGGGCCAGATCCTTTTTTCTCTCAGTATGCCCGGCTTCGATATGGTCCTGGATCAGGTTCGCGAAGACGAATACAAAGCCTTCCTCGAACTTGTAACAGATCTTAAAGAGCTTCTAATCCTTCGGAACTACTAATCGAACCCGGCGGGGCTTCGGCTCCGCCGGTCGGAATAACCAATCATGAGCGAAACAAAAATCAGTAAACAAATCAAAGAAATGATCGAAAAAGAATTTCCCGACGTCGCAATCGACCGGCACCATTGCGGCCTTGCAAGAGGCTTTAAGGGCGGCATGATCAAATTGGGGGAGCCTGGCTGGTTCGACTATATCGGTTATCTGCCAGACGGCAGGTTTATTGGTATCGAAGTAAAAGACCCAGACGGAACAACACAAAAAAAAAGAGAAGCGCTGCAGGCTAAAAGACGCGAAGACGCCAACAACAAAAACGCGGTCGGAATCAAAACCGACTCTGTCGAAGACTGCAGGGCAAAAATACAGGCAGCACTGGGGGCAAGACAATGACCAGACCGAAGAAAGCAACAGCTGACTTCTTTCCGCATTTCGCAAAAAGCGGGAAAACAATATTTATCCTGGAGAGCAGACACGGCAACGACGGCTACTCGGCATGGTTTAAGATTCTCGAACAGCTGACTTCTGCGGAAAATCACTTTATTGACTGCAATAATCCGGCTGACTGGGAGTTTCTGTGTGCAAAAACCCGCCTCGACGGGCAAATATTAACAGAAATACTCGATTTGCTTGCAAGCCTTGACGCAATCGAGCCGGAATTCTGGAAAATTCACGTCATAAGATCCGAAAATCTTGTGGAAAATCTCAGCGAACTTTACGCCAGAAGAGTGGTAAAAGCACTCAATAAGACCGAGTTAATGGCGTTATTGTCTACAAAATACCCATTGAGCGGGTCAAATGTATGCAACTTGCAAACAGAAACCCCGCCGAGCGGGTCAAATGTAAACAAAAACCCGTATAGTATAGTAAAGGAGAGGATAGGAGAGGAGAGTAAAGGAACGGGCAGCGTCTTCGACGCTTCCGATTTTTTACCATCAGATCCGACTCCGCCAAACCCAAAACCAAAACCCGAAAAAAAGTCTTTTCCTATTCCAGAAAGCCTTCAGACTGATTCTTTTAAAAATGCCTGGGCTGACTGGCAACAACACAGAAAAGAAAAACGCTGTAAGCTCACGCCCAAAGCTATAGAACGGCAGCTTTCCAAGTTGGCAGACATGGGAGAGAAGAGAGCTGTCGCGGCAATCAATCACAGTATTACAAATGGCTATCAAGGGATTTTCGAGGACAACTCTAAAAAGCAACCACAAAAAGGCACATGGACAACAGACCTTAAAAATATGGATTTTACAGGAGGCGCTTAAATGCAGGACGAGAGAACCCCTTTACTGACAAACGACGGATTCAAAAAGGCCCTTGCTGTATTGTTTTCCGCTCATCAACAGCTGGAACCGAAAGAAGCTAAAGAGTTTATCTATAAGGCCTGGTATCGAATGTTGAGAGACATTTCGGACGCGGTTCTTATGGAAGCCGTGACCCGGTTCGTGACAGAAAAAACGACACTCTTCCCAGGCGATAACTTTATTGCTCTAATTCGCCAGATTGCCGTCCCGTCTTTGATCGAAACCGAAGGCGACGCGATTGAGTTGGCCTTTGAGGCTGTAAGCCTTTTTGGTTATGTGAGAGAAAAGGACGCAATGGTCTGGTTGAAAGAAAGAAGCCCTTTGATCGCTGCAGTCGTCCGGCGCTTCGGATTCCTGGAGATCTGCAAAAGCGAAGAACCGGACGTCGTCCGGGGGCAGCTCCGGGCGATCTTCAAGGGAGAAAGGGACCGCGCAAAGATTCACGGCGGAATCGTCGAGAGCGCGACACACCTCGGAAGCGGCCTTCCCGATAGCGAGAAACTGATCGGGTTGACTCAGAACATAGGCAAGGGCCGAAAAGCCCTCTCGGAGGTGAAACGTGCCGCATGATCAACCATGGCTAGACGATTACCAGACGAGCGTTAAGAAAAAACTTCAAGAAAAATGGGCCGAAGATCACAATATTTTTGAGATCCAAAACAGGGCGCTCAGGGCGGCTATAAACTGCCCTTTCCCAATCAGAACGCCGGAGACTTGCGCGGGTTGCGGTGAGGCCGCTTGCATAAACGCATGGAAAGGACAGGAAGAATTATGGGGAAAATCAGAGGGCGGACAGTTACCTGTCTCAGCTGTGAACATTGTAAACACAAACCCGGTGCCGCGATCGTCAAATGCACTGGACGGAAAGACGGACTCGACAAAATCCCTGCTCCATGGCCGACTTGTATCTGGTTTAGAAACCCGCGACTTGTTCAACTATCTAATCAACGAAATTGAAGAGGATAAAGCGGCATGACAGACAAACAAAAACCATGCTGCGACAACTGCGCCTATTCATACCCGACAACCAAGAGTTTTAAAATCTGCAAGCTCAAGAGGGCTTACTTTCAGACCGACCACAACTGCGAGAGCCATAAGCCAAGGGAGGCAAGGCCGTGAACACGATGGAAAACGTGCTGGCGAAGGAACTGGAAAAAGAGCGAACCGCAAACGAGAAATTGCGCGAAAGAAACATGGAGCTGGAAAGCGAAATAACCGAGCTGAAGCTGCGGCAGGCAAGCCAGTACGCGGCGACGGTGGATGATAACTGAAAGGGATCGACAATGATAGCAATAAATTCATACTTTAGCGGAGCTGGCTTATTCGACATTGGTATCATGCAGGCCGGCCTCGAAATTCAGCAGAGCTTTGAAATCGACAAGGTATGTTGCCAGCTGCAGCGCCAGCTTGGCGGTGAAGTGAACGAGCAGGACATAACCCAAAAGCTGGTATTCAATGAGCGGCCAGCCGATGTTATGGTTGCGACCTATCCCTGCACAAAATACAGCGCGATTGCCGACATTCATAACGCAAGAACCGGCGACGATCTTTTTCTTCACTTTTTCAGGCATGTAGCGATCAAAAAACCGGAAATGTATGTGATTGAGAACGTGCCTGGTATGAAGAAATTCCCGGTAGTCATGGAAGCAATGACGCGGTTGCCTGATTATTACGTCAGCGTGTTTTGCCCGGTAGAGGCCGAAGCGTGGTTGCCGCAAAAGAGAAGCAGGCTGATCATTATTGGCTCGAAAAAATCCTTTATCTGGCAAGCGCCGACCAGCCAAAGCCGGACCAGGCTGAAGGATATTATGGAGCACAACCCGGAAATCAAAATAACCGAGTCTGTGATCAACCGGCTCAATGGCAATTATCGTGACATGCCGATTATTTCAGATCCAGAAGCAGACGACCTGGCGCCGACTTGCGTTGCTCATTATCACAAAGACCGCTCGACCAGGCTGATTAAAGACCGGGCGTGCCCGATGGGCGTCAGGCCTTATACCGTTCGGGAATACGCAAGGCTCCAGGGCGTGCCGGATTCGTTCAGGTTCGATTGCACCGACAACGAAGCGTATAAGGCTATTGGAAATGGCGTTGCCGTTCCGGTTGGCCGATGGGTCGGCGAAGAGATCCAGAGGTATTTCCAATGATCAACATAAACTTTGCAGTCACCAGGCTGCGCGAAATTCAATATCCAATCACCGCACTCGACGCGGCTGTGTCATGGACTTGTAGTTTGTCTACAGCGAGAACCAGATTAAGCACGGCGGTTGGCGCGGGACTGATTATGTTTGCCGGAGAGCGCGAAGGCAGATTGTATTCGCCGACTTTGCGGCTTTTAAATTTGATGATGGAGGGCTGACAGGATGAGCATGATACCTTACGGCGAACCCGGCCAATGGGGAAAAAATACGAGCGATAGCACGACATTCAGCAAGGTAGTTCTGCCACTCACAGACAAGCAGACGCGAAAAGCGGCGAGGCTATACATGCCGGGCTTCGACGACATGACCAAACAAATGCAGGAACTAATCATTGACAGCGGCAAGCGCTGGCAAGGGGCTATTCAGGAAGCGGCGAAGGGGGAGAAAGTGCAATGACACACGACACACCGAGAGTTAAGTTTTTACCGAGAACCGAGGCGCTGTTTACGCATTTTATCGCGTATTCGCCGACACCACGGCAGATATTGGAGAAGTTTAACGACATGGAAAAAGAGCTATCAGCACAGGCCGAGCAGATAACAAAGCTAAAGAATTTCGAGAATGCCGCGAGCACAATGCTATCGGCTAGAGAGCAGGTTATATACAAGCAGGAAAAGATTATAGAGCAGATGAGAGAGGCGCTTGAGGCAATTAAGGCGATGGCCGATTCAGATGATGGCTTTTATTGGATGATTTCCGATGCGGCGTTTGTTGCACTGGAATCGGCAGCAAGAGCAACGGCAGCGAAAGGCGGCAAATAATATGAACATAAGAAATTTAACGCAGGTAATCAGAGACTGTTCAGAAAGTGATCTTTGTTACGGAACTATCAGAACACTATTATTGATAGATAAAGAATCAGACAGACTTGAGCGCGAAAACGCCGAGCTGAAAGCAGAATTGATAGAAAACGCCGAGTCTTGCAGCAACTCAAACTTGGAATTGGGATGGTGTTTAAGTTGCACGTCTCGACGCTGGTGCAAGTCGGGGACGGCGCTTGTTGACGCGCAGAAAGGAAAAGAATAATGGACAGAAAAATACTTAACCGCGTTTTAAACCGACCTTTTGCCGAGTGGCAAGACGACAAAACCGCAAGAGCGCAAATGGATATTGCGGCCAAAGAGGCGGCCAGGATTATCAGAGAGCAGGACGAACTGCTTGAGAAGATGACGGGAGCCCTGTTGGCGCACAGGGCAAACTCGAAGATTTGTTGCGATGAAACCTGTTTTTGCTGGATAGCGGCGGAAATACTTGAAACGGAAAACGGTTCATGAGCAACTTCACAAACGATGCCAAGGTCGGCGAGAAGGTAATATTTTCTGGTACAGAAGGAATCATTGTATTCCGCGATGCCGCCAACACGATTGTTAAAAGCCTCAACATGCTTGAGTCGCATGATAGAATTGCGCTTTACAGCAACGCCTTCCCGAAATTCGAACCGCTCTACCTCTCAAAAACCGGCAGGATCGAGGGCCTTTGGATTATGGGAAACAACTACAAAACCAGCGGGTATTATGGCGCTTACCCTCACGGCTACTTGCCGAGAATCCAGAGCCTATTCCCGGACTGCAAAAAGATAATTCATGTTTGCTCAGGAAGTTTGCCAGTTGGCGATTACACCCGCGTCGATGTTCGGCCCGAGGTTAATCCAGAAATCTGCTGCAATGCCGAGGAAATGTCAGGGCTGGTACTCGAGCGATTTGATATTGCTTACGTCGATGTGCCATACTCAGCCGAGGATGCCGAGCATTACGGAACTGTCATGCTGAAGCGCAAGAAGGTCCTGGAAGAATGTTACAAGATCCTCAAACCTGGTGGTTGGGTTATCTGGCTCGACCAGGTTCTTCCGATGTTCTCGAAAAAGAAATGGTTCTTTGGACTGGCAATCGGGATGGTTAAAAGCACTAATCACCGGGTTAGAGGCGTGTTTGGGTTTAAGAAAGTTGAGGCGATATGAAAAACGATATAGTAAAAGGACAGTGTAAATGTTGCGGTATTGGTCTTTTGGTCTCAAATGGTCAACCTATGCCGGAAACTTGCCTTCAATGTAAGGTCTGTCTTCGCTTGGATAAGCAACTAAATTGCGATCACACTATCGGATTTGAAGATTGCCCTTACGAAGGCGGCCAGCATATCAAGATGAGCTGGAATCACAAAGAAGTCGACCACATGGAATACACTTATTTCAGCTTTTGCCCTGACTGCGGGAAAGAGTTGAAGCGGCCATGAAACTAATCAGCTTGCAGAGTTTTGGCGACAGAACAATCCGCGTTGTTAGTAGAAGCGGCAAAGACGGCGATGCCGAGGTTATCAGAAAAACCATGCTGCACACCGAATATCACGGGCTTAGAATCCACGAAGAATCAGTATGGTGCGGCAATATAGAAATGGCGCTGAAATACGCTGGCGAATGGGTCCGGGGGCAGCGACAATGAAACCATTCATAAAAGACCGTCGCGTTCGACGTGTTAGAATCTGGCGCAACATAATTGAATCGCTCACGCCGAAAGAGCTTATGCGGCTTTACTCTGAGCTTGGCGTGGTGATAGATACGGAATATCTTGCCGTGAACGATATGGTCAGGCTATTCGTTGGCAATCCGAAGTTTGAGGCGTTGCCGCGCAATACCATGATTCCAGATTATGATGTTACGGTCAGAGTTGTTAAGCGCAGGCATAGGCCTTATAAATTGTTTAAGATGGTTAAGAGAACCTAAAAGCAAAAGACCCCGGCACTGAAAATGACCGGGGCTTTTTTTGCGTGTGGTGACGCGATGTTCAAGGAGTGAAATGATTGTAGCATAGTTTTCCACAACCTGCTTTAACTATTATCAATTTTCTGATAATATAGAAGTATGAGCAAGAATCCAGAACTCTCCGCATACGACCAGTTGCCTGCTAAGCGCAGGAAGTTCGTTGACGAGTATGCGATTGATTGCAACGGCACTCAGGCCGCAATCCGGGCAGGGTATAGCGCAAAGTCGGCGCAACAGCAATCCGCTGACCTCTTGTTAATCCCGATGGTCAAGAAAGCGGTTTCCGAGAAGCTGGCAGAGATAGCCAAAAAGAACGAAATCACCGCCGAATGGGTAATCGAAAAGGCCAAAATGATTATCGAGCGCTGCACTCAGGCCGAGCCAGTATTAGACCCCGACGGCAAGCCAATAGGCGTTTATAAATTCGATTCTTCTGGCGCAAACGGCAGCTTGAAGATCCTCGCGAAATACCTCGGCATGGAAAAGCAAACCATCGAGCATACCGGCACTGGCCTTGGTATCGTTCTGAATATGGCTGGCAAGCCAAAGCCAGAGGCAGACAATGGCGAAGATTAAAACCTACAACGCCGAACCAACGCCTGCTCTACTTCATGCCGATGATTCTTTTGTCAGAGGCATACGCGGCCCGATTGGTTCTGGTAAGTCAGTTGCCTGCTGCATGGAGATTCTTTCCAGATCGGCGCAGCAAAAGCCGAACTCTGAGGGCATACGCAAAAGCCGGTGGGCCGTCGTCAGAAACACTTACGGCGAATTGCGCTCAACCACAATCAAGACCTGGCAGGATTGGGTATCAGATGAGGCCTGCCCGATTGTCTATGATGCTCCTATCCGTGGCGTGCTGAAACAACGGCAGCTCGACGGAACCATGGTTGAGTTAGAAATACTTTTCATGGCCCTGGACCGTCCAGATCATGTCAGAAAACTTTTGTCATTAGAGCTTACCGGGGCGTGGATTAACGAAGCGCGGGAAGTTCCGAAAGCAATTCTCGACGGCCTGACTGGCCGCGTCGGCAGATACCCGAACATTTCAGACCGTGGCGCTACCTGGTCCGGTATTATCATGGACACGAACCCGCCCGACGATGATCACTGGTGGTATAAGGTTGCCGAAGAAGGAACGCCAAAGGGCTGGCAGTTCTGGTCACAACCAGCAGCTTTGCTTTACGTCGAAGGCAAAGGCTATCTTCCGAACCCGAAAGCCGAAAACGTGCGCAATCACAAACTCGGCTATGAATATTGGCTGCGCCAGGTGCCCGGTAAAACCGCCGAATGGATTAAGGTTTACATTCTCGGTCAGTACGGCAACATTCAGGAAGGCAAGCCGGTTTACCCGGAATACAACGACGACATTCATTGCAGCAAGTTCGACCTTGAACCGCTCAAAAATCTACCTATCATTCTCGGTTTCGACTTTGGATTAACCCCGGCCTGCATTTTCGGCCAGGTAACACCCAGGGGCAGGCTTACCGCTTTCGATGAACTGATTGCCTTGAACATGGGTATTAAACAGTTCTTGCGTGACGCCGTGAAGCCTCACCTGAACCAGAATTATGGCGCTTTTCTCGAAAACATTATTGTTGTCGGAGATCCAGCCGGTAACCAACGCGCACAATCAGACGAATCAACCTGCCTCGATGAGATCAGAATGGCAGGTTTTAACGACGTTGAGGGCGCAAGCACCAACAGCTTTATTGCCAGACGCGAAGCAGTCGCGAGTTATGCGACCGGCATGTCAGACGGCCAGCCAAATCTTCTCATATCGCCCAAATGCAAGATGCTCAGGCGTGGCTTTCTTGGCGGCTATCGTTACCGCCGCATTCAGGTAGCCGGCGACGCGAGATATACCGATGTGCCGGACAAAAACCAATTTTCGCACCCGCACGACGGGTTTCAATATGTAGCACTCAGGGCGCAAGACGGTATCGAAACGATTTCGGCGAAAGCCAACAGACCCAAGTTTGTAAACCCGGTTGCTGGCCGCATGTAGCAACTGACCCGCAAGGATGCAAAACACAGGAGGCCAAGGATGGCAACGAAGAGCAAGAAGGAAAAGAAATTCAAGATTAGCGATGATGAACTATACGAACTGGTAAAGGGCGACATAGACGCAGCCGAACAGTATTTTGATGACAACATCAAACCGGAATTGATTTTGCGTTACCAGCTGATCAACAGCAACAAGGATTACTACGCCGAGAAATTCCCGACACTGAGCCTGAGCAGCGACTACTCGACCACCGACGTTAAAGACGCGATCGAATGGATTATGCCGTCGATTATCGAAGTCATTCTTGGCTCTGAAAAAATCGTGGGCGTTCTGGGCCGGACGCCAGACGATAACCCGAAGGCAATGGAAAAGCTCATGGCCTACCAGACCAAGAGCCAGAACAAGGGCTATGTAATCATTGAGCAGTTTGCGCGTGATTGCCTGGAAGCTGCACTCGGCGTTGTTAAATGCGATTGGGAACGAGACAGTCACATGGAAGAAGAAAAGGCCGTTATTCCCGAAGAGCAATTCCTGCAGCTCGATGCCTCGAAGATGAAAAAGGTAACTGACAACAACGACGGCACTTATACGGTTATCGCAGACCGCGAAGTTAGAGACAAGGACCAGGCCGTAATCGAAAACATGATGCCTGGTCGATTCATTTACCTGCCCTACACCGACAACTCGGGCGTGAGCGTATTCGAAGCTGACCGCGAATACATGCTTTATTCGGATCTACTCAAAATGGAGCAGGCCAAGAAGATCAAGGGCGTCAAGGACATCATAGACCCCAAGATGGATTCTTCAAGAAACAATTCGCTCGACGAAATAGCCGACGCGATTATGAACTACAGCGGCCAGCGGGTAGCGAAGCAGAGCGAAGAGGTTAATCAGACCAGATTAGCCGTCTCTCAGCCAGGGCGCGAAAAGATTCTGGTTTACAGATGCAACGGCAAGTATGACATAGACGGCGACGGTATCTTGGAAGACGTAAAAGTCATGGTTGCCGGCACCTCAGTAGTGAAGAAAGAAATCAACCCGATCAGCCGCACGCCTTACGTTGACGCGCACATGCTCAAAAAGTCTTATGCCAGATGGAAAGAAGGCATTGCCGACGTGATGCAGGACATTCAGGACATTAAGACCGCGCTTGTTCGCCAGGTGATTATCAACACGGCTTTGAACAACGACCGCAAAACTGCAGTCGATGAGCGACAGGAAACCGCACTCTCAGACCTCGCAGCCGGTAGCAAATGCGTTCGTGTGAAAATCACAGGCCAGCAGTCAGTCAGAGACGTTCTCGAACACTTCCCGGCTCACCAGCTGTCACCAGAAACCTTTCCGCTGATTGAAATGATTCAGGGCTGGTCAGAACAAAAGACCGGCGTTACCAGATATAACCAAGGCCTCGACGCCGACAGCCTGAATAAAACTGCCAGAGGCATTTCGCAGATCATGGCGGCAAGTCAGCAGCGCCTTAAAGACATGGCCCGGACATTTGCCGAAACCGGCATTGTTCCGCTCTATAAACTTCTCGTCGAACTCAATCAGACGATGGTTGATCAGGAAATGGTTGTGCGCCTTACTGGCGAATACCTCACGATTGCACCCGACGACCTCAAGGGCACTCTCGACGTTGAAATCACCAACAACATCGGTCTGCAGGATTCTCAACTCACGGTCCAGAACTTGATGATCATGCTCAAAGAAGTTGTGCCTGGCTTGATGAATTCTGGTATCGCAAGCGAAATGGGCGTTTACAAGACGGCCAAACAGCTGATCGAGGCAATGGGCTTTAACAATCCCGATGAATTCATTGGCCGCACCGAGCAGGAAGTCGAGGCAGCGATGCAGCAAAAAGACATTATGAACCAGCTACCACAAATGCTTGCCGCGTTGATGCAGCAGGCAGGCGTTCAGCCAGAGCAGGCGGCTATGGTAGTGCAAGGCCTCATGGCCGCGATGCAGCCACAACAGCAACCGCAGCAGGGAGCGAAAGCCGCATGATGACAGAAGAATTCAGGGCACTTGTGGAAAACTTGTGCAAAAAGATTAACGACGGCGAAAAGGCGCAAGTCTGCAAAGAAGTGATGCAGCCAATATTTGACCGTATCAAATCGGATTGCTACCAAGAATTTTTATCGAGCTGCGAAAATAATTATCAGAATATTGATAATAGCGCCGATCTTGTGTTAAGATCAAAAGTGAAGGTAGTTGAAATATTTGAAACAGCTCTGAACAATGATATACGCACTGGCAAGGATGCGAATGAGCAGCGAAGCAAGGAGGCTAAGCGTGGGAATAATTGATATGAAAGTAGAGGCCAACGACGAACTGGACAATGACGCACTCGACAACGAGCCTGTTATTGAAGAGATCGAAGAAGACCTTATCGAAGATACGGACGGCGACACAGCCGACGAAATTGAAGACGAGTTTGCCGACCTTTTTCCCGATGACGGCGAAGCGCTGGAAGATGACGAGCTTGAAGACGAACAGCCGGCAGCAGAGACAGCAGCAGTAACAACCGCTGAGCCTGAAAAGGATAAGCCTGCGCCGAAAGACCTGACGCCAGCTGATTCTTTCTCGCCCGGCATGACACCAGGCACCAAGGAATATCTCGAACGCATCGCTTCTGAGTCAGAGGAAATTGTAAAGAAGCTATTCGGAGCCGAAGAATACGACCCGTTCGACAGCAAGCACATTGCAGCTTTTAACCGCGTATCGCGCAAGCTCGATGAGCAGGCTGAAAAGTTCTATGACGACAAGCAGCAGGAAGTAAAGCAACAGGAAACCGTAGCTGCAGCCCTGGACGTCGCCGAGCAGAACATCGGCCAGATATTGAGCAGCCCCGAACTTGAAGCCAAGTTTGATGCAGCAGTTCGGAGCTTGCCGGTATCGAAGTATTTTGAAATGAAAGCCAAGGCCAGAAAAGGCGACTATACCAGCTTTATCAATCTGGCTAACAAAGTGGCCGGCTTGAGGGCAAAGGTCGAACAGGTGAACAACCGAGAACAACCAGCGCCTCGGCAGACTCAGGCCAGAGACGATGAAACAGTTCAAAGAGGGGCCGGCAGCGTTGCCGATTTCCTCGGAATATAAAGTTTTTCCTTAACGCGCCCGGACAAGGATGTCAGGGCTAGAGCAATTAACACGGAGGTTTTATCATGGCTCTTAACATTGCAACTCGTGGCGCTGTTTCTACCGCAACACAGTCGACTCTCGTCAAACGACAGGTCGAAGAAGAAGTCTACAGACTTCGCGCGAACGTGGCGGCATTTGTAAACCTGCTTCGTCTGACCACACACGAAAGAGAAGCTAAGGCGCAGGGTAGAAAGTCTACCAGCAAGATCATCAACTGCACCAACCCGAAATTCGAGTGGTTAGAACAGGATGTAGGCACGCCGGTAGCCGTAACTCAGGCAGCATACGCAGCTGGCGACACTGACATTGTTGTCGATGAGTCAGACTACTTCACCGCTGGCGACGTTCTTCACGTTGTTTCCACTGGCGAACAGCTTCTGGTTACAGTCGTAACAACTGGCACCGATACGCTCACAGTTACTCGCAGTTATGGCACCATAGCCGCAGCCGCTATCGCTTCTGGCGCAAGCATCGTTCTTCTTGGCAACTGCTTTGAAGAAGGCTCAGCCGCAACCACACCCAAGGCCTTTGCAACCGGCGAAGCCTACAACTACACGCAGATTTTCAAAGATGCAGTAGATATTACTAGAACCGCCGAGCAGACTCAGCATTACGGCAGCGTCAACGACCTCAAGAAACGCCGCCGCGACGTATGGGACCAGTTCATTCAGGCACGCGCTCGTCAGTATTGGTTCGGTCAGAGAAATATCGACGTTACCGGCACCAACCCCAAGCGCATCACTGGTGGCGTTAATGAATTCCTTACCGGCGGCAACCTGCAGGCGTGTGCCGGCTCTCTCACCTACACCAAGTTCATGGATTTTTCCGAAATGGTTTACGCATACGGCGGCGACGAAAAGACCCTGTTTGTTGACAGCGTTCTTCTCAAGGCTATCCAGAACGAAGTCCTTTCCAAAACTCAGTATCAGATCGAAGGCCAGAAGCAGTTCGGCCTCAAGATTATGAAACTGGTCACTCCGTTCGGCGATATGGGTATCGTTCACGACCGCACCCTCGGCTATTTCCGCAGCGGAAACAATGGCCTTGGCTTCGCTCTCGAACTCGGCCTCATCGACGAAATGGTAATGCAGCCCGACTCATGGGAAGCAAACGTCCAGGTTCCAGGCGTTGACGGCAAGAAAGATCAGGTTCTCGGCGAAGCCGGTATCAAGATCAGACTGCCCCTGCGCCATGGCAAAATAACCCTGTAACCGTAAAGGGGCGGGAGCAATCTCGCCCCTTACAGACTTAACCGGAGGTAATCATGTCAGAAGCTAAACCCGTAACCTTTCGCAGCAAGGCCGAAAGATACCAGACCTACATTGGCGACAGACCCGCAAATCTGGAAACCAACATGCCGGCCAAGGCCGGTAAGATGATCAGCTTTTTTAAGTTTAAGTATGTGACCTCAGATCCGAAAGAGATTGCTTTTCTGCGCGACCAGGTTGCTCAGAACCCCGGCACTCTCTCGGAAGTCAAACCAGAAAAAAAGGTGAGAGTTGTCGAGATTGCCGACGATCAGACTATCGTTGACGCACTTGAAAAGACTCTTGCAGCCGAAAAAGAAGTAGCTCAGGAAACCCCGCAGGAAGAATCAACAGCAAAAACCAAATCTGTTAAAAAGTGATTCCTACCTTCGGTTGGTATCCTTGCATGGGCGGGTGGGCATTAGTCTGCCCGTCCTTCAATTTATAAGAGGGCGTGTGTAATGAATTTTCAGGAACTTTACGAAGAACTGATCGAGCTGCTTGCAGAAAACAGCAAAGCCGCGCCCCAATACTGGAGTGTCGCAGAACTCAAGCGCTACCTCAACCGGGGCAACATTGAGCTTACCAGGCAGGGAGCTTTCAACCAGTTCTTGCTTCCGCTGCAGCAGGCAGAGCGTGGAGCTTTCTACCCGCCAGCCGATATTCTTGAGCTGAAGCGCGTTTATTACAACGGTAAAGCTCTCGACCACAAATCAGTTGATTTTCTCGATGCTCATTATGGCGGCACCGGGCACCAGCAGATTAAGTCTGGCGACGGCATGACGTATGCTTGCAACTGGCGAGGTCAAGAAGGCGTGCCGATTCACTGGTACTTCGAGAACAACAAGATTAAGCTCTATCCGACACCAGAGAGCGATGCCGCAAGCCTTTCAGTAGTCAGAGGGAAACTTCCCGGAACTGTTCTGGCAGGCGCGACAGGCATTACCCTTGCCGGCACAATTCCCCTTGATCAGAACCGTGTAGATTTTTACTACGGCGGTAGCTATCAAAATAAAGACCAGTGGAGAATAACCAACTCGGGCAGAATAGATTTTATCAGATCGGATGATACTACCTGGTCGGCCCTGGTCGATCATGTTTACGAAATTGTTTATGTTCCAGATTCAATCTCTCTCTCGACAATCCAGAAGTCTGAAAAGTATATCCGCTTTATCGCAGCTGGCGACACAACCGTTATCGTGCCTGGTGGTTATACCATGGGCGTCGGCGCTATCGCCTTGCGAATAAATGGCAGCAACCAGGCGCCGGCTGAATGGTCAGAGAATTCACCGGCTTACATTTCGCTCACGAACGCAAGACTCTTGGACTCGGCAGCAGAAATCACAGTAACCAGATCCGACCCGGCGCTTTCGGTTTCGATTCTTTACTGTCAGGCACCTACCAAAATGACCAACGATACGGACGCGCCGCAGATAGACAACGAGAACTACCAGCGCGGCATGATTCACTATGCTGCGCATCTGGCGCTCAGCAAAGAGGGCAAAATGAGTCAGGACTTGCAAAAGGCTCAGATCCACTACGATAGATTCACCGAAGTTATCGAAGCCGCGAACAGAATGACAAAGCCGCAAATCGACATTTCGCCATACGTGGCAATGCCATTCAGAGTATAAGGAGTAGTAACCATGTTTGGCTATCTCAATCTCGGCAACCCAAAACTTATCGGCGAGACAGAAGCGCAGGAAATCAAGAACGCTCGAATTGATCAGGGCTATCTTGAGTATGCGGAATTCCCGGTCAACGAACTGAACAACCGCAAGACCAAATTGCCGAACGGCAAGATTGCTGTCTTCGACGATTCAAACTACGGTCAAATAAAATGGAAAAGCACAGAGGCAGGCGCGTTGCTTGCCATAGGCCTCGATAAGCCGGACGAGATTATAACTGACATTCTGACCGGCGCGACTACTTCAAGACTTCCAACCGTGGCCGCTACAGCATACATCACTCCGCCCTATGCAGCTGGCGCTTACGTTTACGCCGTTACCCTTTTCGACATTAACACCAACGAAGAGAGCCAGCCGGCTTTAATCGAACTGACCACAGCAGCAAATGAAGTCGCAAGGTTCACCAACTTTCCGACCGTCGCAGATTTGTTTCCCGGTAGAGCTGGCCTTGTCTGGAAGATTTACCGGATGCCTCTCGGTGGCAGCGAATTTCTGCAGGTTAATCACGCCACTGTTTTATCGGCAACCGTAACTTTGGCGGGCCCGTACGATGATATAATTGCCGACCAGGACTTAGGCGAGCTTTGCGACTCTCTCGATGATGGTGTCGCACCGCTCAGGCTGGTAAATCCAAGCAGCATGATTCTTTACAACGATCAGCTTTTTGTTGGAGCTGGCGCTGCAGTATTAGGATCAGGAGCTTCCAGGGTTTTCGTATCGAGGCAGGGCAAATGGTGGGCCTTCCCGCCAGAGAATGAATTCAACCTACCCGGCGCGGAAAACAGCAGCGGTTTTTATGGCTTCTGCAAGTTCGGTGAAACCCTGCTTTTCTTCGGCGAAGAAACCGCCGAGGTTTTGTATGGCGATAACATGGATAACTTTGCAAAGAAGCCGATAGACATAAACCTTTCAGGCTACCCGCGACCGCTTCGCAATACTGCAATGGCAGTCGGCGGCCTTGTCATATTTCCCATTGAAGACGCGGAATCAACCAACCAGCTCACTCAAATCGCCGCGTTCAATGGAGCCAAAGCCGAAATCATTTCCGACAAGATCGACAATATGTTTCCGTTGCCGACGCTTCTCCCGTCTTCGTGTGCGATTATAGGCAATCGATATTATGCGACAGAAGTAATCGACTACGCCGCGTCTGTTCTCGCTGGCGTAGAAAAGCATGTTTCATTAGTTTTCGACTCTAAGGCGTTTGGCTGGCTGACCGCAGACGACTCGGGCCAGTTCAGTTACCGCACGAAAGAGTTTGCTTTACCGCGCCAAGTTCAATTTCACAAGCGCATTTGGGTTGAAGCCGAGGGCGAATTTACCGTTCAGTTTCTTGGTGACGGTAACCTGGTAACATCGCTGACTTACTCTCTCGACTCAAAGCAGCTAATCTACATGAACGTCAGGCCATATCGCTACAGCTCGTTTTCTTTCCGGTTCGTGGGTGAACAGGGTTGCAAAATTTACGACTACGGGGTGGATGAATAATGGCTTTTGAAGTTCCAATATTTGCATCGCCAATAGCCAAGAAGGGCGAGAGCGTCAGAATCGTTGTCGGCTATCCCTACGCGGTGGGCGTTGCGGTTGAGATTTACATTCTCGATTCTTCTGGCCGACAGCTGACTGTGCCGATAACGATTCAAGCCTCTATCGGTGGCAGAACAGCCCTGTCTTCGTGGTCATTCAACTATGTGTTCCCAAGTCACGGCACGTTTACCGTGTTCGCGTACGTCGAAGTCGCGCCCGTTCCAGATATTTACACTGGCGCTTGTGTGGTTCACGTTCCGGCATGGCTCGAAAATATCGACCGACCAATAAGCGATATTACCAAGGCTAACACTGAGATGTCACGGCTCAGAACAACCATAACCCGCAATGCTGGCAAGTAGCAGTATTTTACCCATACGACACGGAGGTCAACCATGGGCTTTTTAGATTTCATATTCGACCCAGGCAAAGAGGATCGCGAACAGGCCAACGACCTTTACGCGCAATCAGTCGGCACCCAGGCATCGACAGAAGCATGGAAAAAGAAGATGATGGAAGATCGTCTTGCCATGGCAGACAGCATGCTTACTGGCGGCGACATAAACGGCACGAACGTAACCGGAGCATTGCCAACGGCGCAGAGTTGGGAAGACAAGTTCTACAGCTTTCTCGAAACCTCACCAGACACAACCTATAACGCGCAGCGCAGCACTATGGAGCGCGGCCTTGCCGACGCAAAGAAAAGCTACGCGGCCAATTTGAACCAGCGCGGCTTGTCGAATTCAGGGTTCGGGTTGTCGAAGTATCTCAACCTGGACGTTGCCAGAGCCAAGAATCTCTCAGGCCTTGAGGGCGAACGCATAGACCGCAAGGGTCAGACAATCGCCCAGGGCAATCAAATGGCACAAAGCAGCCTCGACCGGGCGTTAAATATGGGGAATAGCGCCTCTGGCGTTGCGACAAGTTTTAATACCCAAGTGCCGAGCCTACTCAACCAGCAAGGAAACAGCTATGCAAATCAAGCGTCTAGCGCCGGCAGCGGTATCGGGCAAGACCTAATTGCTCAGGCCTCGAAAAACATGTTCGACAAGATGTTTCCGACTACGGTTGCCACTCCCACACAATCATCTGCAGGCGGCATCGGCCAGAAGGCATTGAGTTACCTCACTGGCGGCATTTTCGGATAAGAAAGGATTTAATCATGGGAAGCAATATACTCGGTAAAATACTGTCAGGCGTAGGCCAAGGCTACCTCAAACATACTCGCGAGCAGGAAGCCGACGAGCAGGACGCGAAGGATTGGGAAAAGACCAAGCAGCGCAAGCGCGAAACGCTCGATATGACTGATGAATATAGCCAGAAGTCAGAAGCGAGGCAGCGCCAGCAGCGCGTTGCTGATGAAGAGGCGGCATACTCCAAGAAGCTGTCTCGACAAGACGAGCTGCAAAATAAGCAGATCGAGCAAATCAAATCCATGTATCCCGACCGATGGGCCGACCCGATGTTTCAGCAGGAAGTCACGGCAGGCGTAAAAGGCCTGGTTGTTCCAAAGCTACCGGCGAACAAAGAGATTGCCGCGCTTGCAATGGCCGGCAAGATCGACGAGGCGCTTAAACTTGCACTCAAAAGCACCAACCCGGAAGACCGCAAGTTTTATGATGACGTTCTCGATTCTATCACCAAGAAGAAACGACTTAGCAATCTGCTCAACCCTCAGACTGGCGGGGCTGATGCTGAAAAGTATGGATTCAAGCCAGACGCCAATATTATTCAGAGCGCACTCAATCAGGGCAGCGGGGCCGCAAGCGATATGCTGGCAAGATTTATCCCCGGAGCGGACCAGGGAATCATGCAATTACCCGAGCAGGTTTCGCCAGACGGCAACCAAGCGCAGGCATTAGACGAAAAGAGCGTTAAGCAGGTTCGACAGGTGCGCGACGATGCAGCGAAAGAGCTCACCAACTTACGGGCCAAGTATAGAGACGATGCAGGCAATTTCGACCCGTCCTTGATGAAAGGCACTGAAGACGAATACCACTATCAGGAAATCGAAGACAGATATAAAAAAGCTGCTCGAATGATCAACAGCTACAGCGACGGCGTTCTCGGTGGACAGCAACCCGGCGCACAGCAGACAAGCTCGTCGCCCGCAATGGATTCATTTATGAACATGAACCGGAAGGTAATGGACATGCTGAAGCCCACACAGAGAACCGTAGTTAAGCGAACCCAAGCAAAGTAATCGGAGAACAATCACAATGGCAAATCTCAACCAGCAGTATTCTGAAATTCGGCGTGCGTATTACGAGAACTTTATGGCGTTTAAGCATAGTGATGCCTACAAGTCGCTGCCAGCCGAGCAAAAATTTCAGGTAGATAAAACCGCCAAGGAAACTTGGCAGGCCATATCTGACGCCGAAAAAGCGTCGGCACCAGTAGACGCTCAGGAAGAGAGAGCCAATCGTGGCATCTTAAAGAACATCGTCACCGATACGACCTCTGGTATGTTAAATGTTGGCCGTTCTGGCGCAAGCCTCGCGGCATGGGGCGCTGACGTTGCCGGACTTCCCGACGTGGCAAAGCCATTGGATCAGATCTCAAAAGACCTGGGTGACACTTCGCAGCGAATAGCGCCTGCAGCGAACCCGGATAATCTTATAGACTTCGGCTCTCAGTCGTTGCTTCAAAACTTGCCAATGCTGGCAACCGCTGGCATTGCTGGCGAAGTAATGGCAGGAAGTGAAGCAGGCGGCGCAGCTCTTCACGCTCTCAGATCAGCCGCAGGCGTGCCGGCAGCAGCCGGGGCAGCTCCATTGTCAGAAGCAGCTGGCTCATTTCTTGGCACACTTGGTACTTATGGCGTGCCGTCGATAAGACAGGCGAACGTGGAAGCCGGAGCCGAAAATCGCGGCGGCATGGTCGGAGACGGAAACCCATACTTCGAGCTGGCCGCAGCTGTTCCTTACGCTTTGATAGAAAATACGCTTGGTGTAACCCCGCTCAAAACCATGAGAGCCTTTTCCGGTAGAGCCGCAAGCACTGGTATTACAAAGACCCTGACGGCAAGCGCCGGCAAGATTGGCGCGTTACTCGAAAAGCCATTGTTTGAACTGAGCGGCAAGGCTGGACTCAGAGGAACAATCGGAGCTTTTGCGCGGTTCGTTGCAGACAACATTCTCGGAGAAGCTACCGAAGAGGTATTGCAGGGCATTGAAGAAATAGCCATTCCTCATTTTGCCAAGAAGCCAATTAACCAGGCGATCCGCGACACAATCGCAGAGCTTGGCAAGCCAGAGACATTTGAAAACTTGAAGACCCAGGCGCTTGGCGGCGGCATCGTCGGCACTCTACTTGGTGGCGGCAATGTTCTTATGCGGAAAATAGCCAATATCACCGCAGAGATTAACAACCCCGACACGACACCAGAAGAAGCACAGCGGCTTGCCGACCTGAAAACTCAATTCAAGGCTGAATTGCTGCAGCTCACAGATCACGCAGGGATGCCGAATGTTACCGATAATACTACAGAGAACTTTCAAGAGCCCGGCGACTGGCAATCGATTCACCCGCAACAGATCCTTGGGGCGCCAGCGCCCGAAGTAACATACCCGGACGGTGTGCAGCCTCAGAATATTGGCACCGAGGGTTCG